TCAAAGCTATTACTGAAGCTAACAAATACATCGAACCAACACAAGATGCTAAGACTGCATCTGAAGACAAAGTGGAAGAAATGTCTGAAGACGAGTTATTAGCACGTATACTTGAGCTTACCGATGAAGGTATAGACGAGTCGAAACATTAGGAGATATTATGAGAGAAACACCATTTCAAAATCCAAAAGGCGGTTACTTTACTATGAATGACCGTGGAAGATTAGTAGCAGAAAAACAACACAATCCAAACAATGTACATATAGGCGAAAGATATTATGGTCGACAAGGACCAATAGGAAACCCAAGATTAGCTGGAGTTGATTTTGGCAACAGACGACCAATGTACGATAGAAATGGAAAGCTTATACAACAGCGACCTGTACTTAAAGACAGTCGCACTGTGCCAGTACCTATTATGGATTATACTGGCAGCATGACTGCCCAAGCATATAAGCCGGGATACCCTACAGAAATGGATTATCTTTCAGACCCATTTAGAGAGATTGACCCAGCAAGTTTATACTTTCCTGAAAACCCAAACGATAATATGAATGATCCTATGGATGACGATATGTTTCAGGGCTATGGTCGAGGACCTTTATACTTTGGATAATATATGGCAAATACAAAAGAAGCCTCTAAGCTGGTTGCTGAACTTGAAAAGAGGAAGAGGTGGGAACATTGGAAAAATGATCCCGAAGCATTCTTTGAAGATTGCTTGCAAATATATCCGAAAGATGCCTCACTAGGATTAATACCATTAAAGATTAACAGCGCACAAAAGTTAGTTGTTGAAGCACTTAATGAGCAAATGAAAGATACTGGGTATGTAAGATTGATTATATCGAAGTATCGTCAAGCTGGATTTTCTACTATTAGTTCTGCCTACATATTTCATAGAGCGTTGTTCTATGGTAATACTAGGGCGGTAATCATATCGTTAGACAAACCAACAACAGAAAGTATTTTTAGCATGTCACAAACATTTTATGCTGAACTGCCAAAAGAATTACAACCGCCATTAGACAAATCAAACGTCAGAGAGATGAGCTTTCAAAACGGAAGTAAATACAGGGTGTGGACTGCAGGTGCAGACAACCCGGGACGTGGAACAACAAACACTTGTTTGCTGGCTGATGAGGCTGCGTTTTGGTTACAAGGTGAAAGAATACTTGCAGGTATGTTTCAGTCTATTGCACTGCTACCGGGAAGTATTATTATCATTAATAGCACCTCACATGGTGCACAAGGCGTTTATTACGATCTTTGGAATAAAGCTGAGAAAGGCGAAGGAATATTTAAGCCTTTATTTGTACCGTGGTTTTTACAAGACGAGTACACTTTAGAATCGCCAGATGGATTGGAATTAACAGTAGAAGAAAAAAAATTACAAAAGGAATATAATCTAAATGAAGGACAAATCTATTGGAGGCGGATTAAAATATCTGAGACTTCAAGCTCAACATTTAAACAAGAATACCCGTTCACTGCGGAAGAGTCTTTCATACAGTCTGGTTCTTCAGTCTTCAGCAAAGAAACGCTTGACAAGTATTTACCCATGGCTCCAGAGTCTATACGAGAATACAATGAAGCGTTTAGTGCGTTTGATGAAACACAAGAAGGCTCTTTAAGCGTATGGACTGCACCACAAAAAGACAAAAAATACATTGTTGGTGCTGACGTTGCATAGGAGTAAAGGGTGATTACTCAGTTGCTACTGTTATAAATCAAGATAGAGAGATATGCGCTATATATCGTAGCAATAGAATAGACCCAGTAAGCTATGGAAAAATGATATTTTATCTTGGCAGATGGTACAACAATGCTTTAGTGTGTCCTGAAAGTAACTCTATTGGTTTAGCAACAGTACAACAATTGTTTGGCATGAACTATCCAAACATATATCAACAAAAGAAAACAGCTAACACTGCTGGTGATAATGTTAATCATTTAGGTTTCAAGACTACTATGTCTACTAGACCACCAATTATATCTAATCTTAGACGAATGATTGAAGATGAAGATATTATGATACCTTCATCAATGTTGTTAGAAGAATTAAGAAATTTTATTGTTACAGAGTCAGGTAAAGCAGAAGCCTCTACTGGACACTATGATGATATGGTAATGTCACTTGCTATTGCTTGTGAGGTTTACAGAACACACGGACATGCCTTAACTAACAAATCATTTAATTGGGGTGAAACAAATCAACTATATACGCAACCAGATACTAAGTGGTTGTAAGGAGAATTTATGGATGGACAACCAACGTGGACAATGAGTCAGCAAGGTAAAGATTATTTTGCAGATACGTACAAAGACCATACAATGAAACGTATATTGGTTGGAGGGGAGCCTTTATTAAATGAAAAACAATTTTTGCCTTATCATCAAAACCACGACTTAACTCAAGCAGAAAAAGATGAAAGGTATGCTACAACTGCTGGTTATACTTATCCGGGTGAAGAAGATTTATATCTTAAAGATTTAGATGATGCTGGTTACAAACCGACTTTAGCTGATGCTAATGCATTTATGAAAAACAGAAAAAAACGTAGTAATTTACCTCCAGAAACAAGAGCTAAGTTAGATGAATTTGCATTAAAAAGCTTAACAGAAGCTGCTG